CCCCCCAGACGGACGGATACTTCGATTCGCGGCAATGCAATTTCTCATCACTCGATGAGCCATTCCCCTTTAGTGTGACAACGCGAGAGAGCGCAAGCAATCAGAAATTCTTAATCACTTACAAAAATATGAAAGCAAGAATCAGAAAAATAACACCGCGCGAATGCTTCCGCCTTATGGGCGTTGGCGAAGCGCAGATAGACATCATTCTATCCGCCGTCAGCAATTCAGCGGCCTATGTACTCGCGGGCAATAGCATCGTAGCGGGTGGAAACTACACCGATGAGGACGGCAACGTGGACGGAGTGCTTTACAACATCTTCCGCAAGCTGCTCATCGAGACTGGCAGAGACAAACAACCGAATGACCAACTAACACTTTTTTAAAGATGGAATTAGACAACTATTACAAATTTCTTGAGACAAAGAAAGCGCAGCGAGTCGATAGTGGATTCGTGGTCGCTGAAGATGAACTAAACGAATCGCTATTCCCATTTCAAAAGTACTGCGTAAGGCGCGCACTTGAAGCGGGCAAGTTCGCAATGTTCGAGGATTGCGGACTGGGCAAGACCATTCAGCAGCTTGAGTGGGCGCAGAAGGTATCCGAGCGCACCGATAAGCCAGTCCTCATCCTTGCCCCTCTCGCGGTCATATCGCAGACCATCCAGGAGGGAGTCAAGTTCGGCTATGAGGTCGTAGAGGTAAACGATGACTCAGACATACGCGGCCGTATCGTCATCACGAACTATGAGAATATTGATAACGTATCCGAGCATTATTTCGGAGGCGTGGTACTTGATGAATCGTCAATCTTGAAGAACTTCACCGGCAAGACGCGAACGGCTCTTATTGAGAAATTTCGCTTAATGCCATACAAACTCGCTTGCACCGCCACGCCCTCGCCCAATGACACAACCGAGATATGCAACCACGCCGAATTCCTCGATGTGATGTCGCGGACTGAGATGCTTGCAATGTATTTCGTCCACGATGGCGGCTCGACTTCAGACTGGCGGCTCAAGGGTCACGCGAAGCAATCATTCTGGGATTTCGTCTCAACGTGGGCGGTGATGCTACGCAGACCATCCGACATCGGATTTGATGACAAGGGCTACAATTTACCGCCGCTTAACGTGGTACAGGACATCGTGGAGACAACCAAGCGAGACAACGGCCTACTTTTCAACGAGACCGCCGTATCGGCCACGGACTACCACAAGGAACTGCGCGCCACCGTAGAGGAAAGGCTCTCCAAGGTTGTAGAGATCGTGAACGCGAGCGATGAATCGTTCATCATCTGGATTGGCCACGATGAAGAGGGGCAATACCTACGCGCGAGAATTCCCGATGCCGTAGAGGTCAAGGGTAGCGATATGCGCCAGTACAAGAAAGACAAGCTGCTTGGCTTCGCCAATGGAGAGTTCCGCGTATTGATAACCAAATTGAAAATCGCACAATTCGGCCTAAACTATCAGAATTGCCACAACCAAATATACGCATCGCTCGATTTCTCGTTTGAAGCGACCTACCAAGGCATCCGCCGTTCATATCGTTTCGGCCAGACCGAGCAAGTAAACATCCACCTAATCACAACTGACACTATGCAGAATGTTAAAGAATCATTCGATGAAAAGGCCAAAGCCTTTGACGAAATGCAAGAGGCGATGACCGCCGCAACAAACCGCAACATCAACCACGGCCTAATGCTTGAACGTATGGAGTGCGAAAACCAGTACAAGAGCGACAACTGCGACATCCGACTTGGCGATTGTGTGCAGCTGATCCAGCAGATACCGAGCGATTCCGTGGGCTTTTCAATCTTCAGCCCCCCATTCGCGGAACTCTACACATACTCCGACAAGTTAGAGGATATGGGCAACTCCAAGGATTATAAGGAATTCTTCACCGCGTTCAATTACCTTGTGCGCGAGTTGTACCGCGTGATGTGGAGCGGGCGTTGTGTGGCCGTTCATTGTATGGACTTGCCCATCCAGAAGGGCAAAGAGGGCTACATAGGTCTGCGCGACTTCAGCGGTATGATTCTTCAGTCCTTCCAGGATGCAGGGTTCATCTATCATTCGCGCGTGACCATCTGGAAGAATCCAGTTACCGAGATGCAGCGCACAAAGGCTCTTGGCCTACTCCATAAGCAAGTGAAGAAAGACTGCGCGATGTGCCGCGTTGGCATTCCCGACTACCTTATGATATTCCGAAAGGATGGCGAACACGAACACCCAGTCCATTGCGACATCCCCGTAGATGTGTGGCAAAAGTACGCTTCGCCGGTGTGGATGGACATTGACTACTCCAACACCCTCAACGCGCAGAGCGGCCGCGAGTCGAACGATGAGAAACACATCTGCCCTTTGCAGCTTGACACCATCGAACGCGCCATTACCTTGTGGAGCAACGAGGGCGATGTGGTGCTGACTCCGTTCTTGGGAATCGGATCAGAGGTCTACAAGGCCATCGAGATGAATCGCTACGGCGTAGGTTTTGAATTAAAGGAATCCTACTTCAACGAGGCAATAAAGAATTGCCGTATGGCCGAGTCGGAGCGCAACCAACTACTACTCTTCTAACCATCGCGCAGGGCTACGCGAATATATGTGTAGCCCTGCACATATAGACGAATGACCAAGTATCACCATTGAGACGAGCTGCAACGAATATGCGATTTCTCGCCCCGCAAGGGCTTCAAATGTTCAACCTATTTAAAACAATTCAACTACAATGGCAATTAAACAACGCGCCGACCTATTGGCCAAGTTAGGCTATGGCGGCAACAACGAGAACCCCTACGAAATCATCGAATGGATGAATGTAAGGAAAGATACTGATATCGTATGTTTACCCGTACCGAATTACAAGTGGGAGTATGTGATAGTATTCATTGGCGAACCGAGGAAAGATGACGGAAAGCTGAATGTCATCTTTAGCGAACGCAAGTACTCTGGCAAGAAAAATGCCCTCTTCGCCGGTATAGACTTTGCTTTGTCGAGTATGCTCGAAGCATACAGAGAAATGGACAAGATGAGCGATGAAGAGAAAAAAGCCCGTTACAAAGAAGCAAAAAAGATATTCTATGGGGAATAATAACCACCAACACCGCCCATCCACGCTAACGTCATCCGCGTTTGTAAAATTTAACACTTGAGAGAATCAAGGTCATTGCCAAAAACCATAAATTTGCAACGGAGAGATGACACAAGTTAGCGTGATTGCGGCAAGACCACCTCCTCATCCGAGGGTGGTTGCAAGCCCACAAAAAACAAAAGAGTGAAAACAAAAGCAGTAAAAGAATATGGCAAGAGGTAACATAGACAACCTTATCCCCAACTCCGAAAGAACTCCCGAAGAATTAAGGGCGCAGACATCCAACGCGGGCAAGGCTTCTGGGGAGTCTCGCAGAAAGAAAAAGACCCTGCGCGAAGCTATGCAGATGCTCTTATCGAAGAAGGGAATATCCGAGGAGATGAAAGCACTGCTGACGGATGACGGAGTGGATGCGGGCGAACTCACGCACCAAGTAGCGATAGGCCGCGCCCTCATCGAAAAGGCAGAGAGCGGAGATGTCGCAGCATACAACGCCATCCGCGACATCGTAGGTGAAAAACCCGCCGACAATCTGGCAATAGACATTCCAAAAGAGTTATCCGTCCAAGTGGTGAATGTGGGAGGTGAATTCCTATCAAACAACGAGCAAGATATAAAATGACCACCGCGCCCCTCTTCGCCAGGATGATGGAGTCAACCGCCCGCGTCATCGTCAACCAAGGCGGCACATCAAGCGGCAAGACCTACACCACTTTGCAGGTCTTGTTTGCCTTGTGCGCTGAGAAGACGCGCACGGCCACCGTAGTGGCAGCTGATGTTCCCAACCTCAAGGCGGGCGCATTCCGCGATGCTCAGACGATATGGGCAAGTGATGAGGTGTTGCGCAAGTTCTATCCCACCATCAATAAGGGCGATAGGGAGTTTAGAGGTGTCAACGGCTCGATAATCGAATTCAAGAGTTACGCTGACGCGCAGGACGCCAAGAGCGGCAAGCGCGATCTCTTATTTGTCAACGAAGCGGATGGAATCACCTACGATGTCTACTGGCAGCTTGCCATACGCACTAAGGAGCGCGTGTTCATTGACTACAACCCAACCTCTCGATTCTGGGTACACGATAACGTCATAGGTGGCGAAGGCGTGCAGCTTATCATCTCCGACCATCGAAGCAACCCCTTCCTCTCTGCCGACCAACACGCGCGAATCGAGTCAATAGATGACGAGGAATTGTTCCGCGTCTATGCGCGTGGCAAGACTGGCCAGATCCGCGGCTTGGTCTTCAAGGATTGGGAGATAGTGGATGAACTCCCCGAATCACTCAAGAAGGATGGACGCGGCATCGACTTTGGATTCACGAATGACCCAACCGCCATAGTTCGTGCGGGTCTCGCTCACGGCTACCTCTATGCAGACCTTGAGGTCTATGAGACTGGGATGGACAACCCCGCCATAGCCAGATACCTACGCGCGCAGGGCTGCAACATCTACTCTCCCATCGTGGCCGACTCAGCCGAGCCGAAGAGCATTGCCGAAATCAACGCATTTGGCTTGCACGTCCGACCGACCACCAAGGGCGCAGATTCCATCCGTAACGGATTGCAGATTCTCACACGCTACCCTCTGAGAGTGACGCGCCGCTCAAAAGGTCTCATCCGTGAAC